GACACTTTATTCCCAGCACTACCAAGCATAGCAATTGCATTAGTAAATTGGATTGTCTCACTTGCTACCGCCGGTGCGCCAGCCATAACACTAAAAAACGATTTGAGACTAGTTGCCATCTGTGGCATAGCACTATTCATGGCACTTGCGTATTGCCCAGCACTACCAAGTCTCGCAATCGCATTAGTCATAAGGATTGTATTATTTGCTACCGTAGGCGCGCCATCAAGAGCCGTAAAGAAGCCTTTAAGGGCAGAGCCTAGATTTACTAGGTCGCCAGTATTTACGCTTCCTATATTGGCTCCTGAGAGCCTTGTGAGGGCATTTATAACATTCGAAATGTTATTTCCATTAAAATTTACATTAGACAAACCATTTAGTACCGGAATAAAATTTTGAATGTCCTTTGATACCGAAGAAAGATTAGTTGAGCGAATATGTGATAACTTATTAACCGCAGTTACCATATCGCTAACCTTCGTCTTATTAATCGAAGGAATTTTCGATAATGTACTTGCTAAATTACTAATATTTGTCGAAAAGTTAGCAAGACCGCCACTCTCAACCTTTGACACCGCATTGGCAAGGCTTGTAATCGAACTGGTTAGTTTTTGAAGCGACTTATCTGCACTATCTGAGTCAGCTTTGATTTTAAGATTCAGTGCGTCCAAATCTGGCATTTTAAATCACCTCATTTCTTTATTCGGGGCTTTCAGGTAGCCCATCTAATTTAAGTTGTTTTATTCTTCTCTTCATTTCGCACATGGCGATGTATTCACGGTTCTCTGCAACTTGCTTACTTTCTTGCTTATTTTCTTCCCCGAACGGCGGTTTTGGGTACTCGACAGGTGGAGAATTTTTTGATTTGAACCACCCACTATTGCCGATAGAGGACTCAATAGCACATTTCGTATAGACACCAAAAAGCCATGCGCTATAACGCACAATGTCAATCTGGTCACTCTCTCGTTTTTCCAAGCCCTCTATTTCATACATTAATTGAGTCATGGTAGAATCCATGAAGTCATCATACCTTATGCCAAGTCGCATGGCTCTCGGGAGAAGATTATCGTAGATGAAATCGTGGTAACTTACTTGTCCTGATTCTCCACTTGGCTCTCTTTTTGAGTCGTTATCATACTCTGAATCATGTCCGCAAGTCCCACTCTGTCGAAAAAACCATCTTTCGCCATCTGATCGGAAAGCATAGTTAAAATATCATAGAGGTTCTTATTAGAAGATTCCATATAATCAAGAAGTAAATCTTCCGCAATTCCAATAAAAGGCACAGATTTATCTCCGCTTCGTTTAATTCCATGATATTTCATTAATCCTGCGTATAACATAGCTACCACGGTATCTCCAAGATTAGAGATTCCCTTAATGGCATCTTGACCGCCATTTGCAACGTTGGTCATCAAATCAATTACCTTCTCAATACATTCGCTACAAAGCGTAGCTTCTACGCCATATTCGATGTTGTAAACCTTATTATTAATTGTGATATTAAGCATTTATTTTACCTCTCTGCTTCTTGATAATATAAAAAGAGGGGCAGACCGAAGCCCACCCCTTCATAATCATGTGTAATTACGCACTTTTCTTAGCGACTGTGAAAGATTTAGGATGGTTAGTTGTCTCATCCATAACGATACTTGTAATTTCGTACTTATCGCCAATCCAACTTGGAACGGTGCCGATAGAGATTGTCATTGTCTCTGTAAGATGTTCTGCCGTAGCTTCATCAGGTTTAATACTCTCTGTTCCCTGAAAAGCACAGATACCAAGACCACCTTTTCCATCCGTACCATACGCAATTAAGAAGTCTAATTTCTTATCTTCAAGACCAACCATTGATTCGTGGAAATCTTTTTCAAAAGCACACTGCACTCCCATAGATGCAGCATTTCTTCTTCCCGGCTCCTGTGTCTGAGATAAGTCATCTAAGATTGATGTATCAACCATGTTTTTATCTCCGAATGGTGAAGGGATAGACTTTGCTGGGATAAACTTATATGTGCCAGCCCAATAATCCGTTGTAGAAGTAGTGACCTCACGATACATAATTCTACTTTGTAATCCTACTGCCATAATTTTCATCTCCTCATAAAATAATAGAGTCTCCAGGATAGAATGTTCTTACATACCTAGAGACTTGTCTATAAATACCCGTGTCATTTTTAAAAGTAGGTATTTGTTCGCAAAAAAAGGACAATTTCTTCATTTCTTCCATAATTGCCCACGATATTTTCTTTGCATCTGCTTGTGATGTGTTAGTATAGACATCAATTTGGATTGGGATTATGACGGAATCTACCGCTTTGGATTCCAATGATTTCATCAATTCCTTTCCGTCAAGTACCTGAAATAGGACCGTGGGGAAAATTGGATTCCCATTATTCATAGCAGATGTTGTAAAATTTATGTTTGGATATTTACTTTTCAACTTATTAGAAACTCTAATCTTCAAAGTTGTGAAGATAATGTCATCCAAATTGATGTACCAACTCATTTGAATACCTTCCTTGCCAATTCTTCCACTTTTTCTTGAATTCGCATCTTTCCTTGCCATAGCGGAGCATAAGGCGGATTTCCTTGTGTTTCTACTTCGTTGCCTGACTCGTCTGTATAATGCCAAGAATCAAGTCTTCCTAAGCCACTTCCATACTGACCAATACCAACAATGCCATCTGTTGTCTGTCCTTCTGGATGTGGGTAAGAGCCAACCACGATGTTATAATGTACGCCAGTACCAAATTCAATAAACAAGGCATCCTTTCCCGATAGCGTAATGATTGCCACATATTGATTGTATGCACCATTTTGTTTCACAGAAACCGTTAATGGCTCTGTGATGTTATCGGACGTAATGCCTGACACCTTTGTTTTGGTGACCGCAATTCCCTCGTCTGCCATCAATTTGACAAGTTTTGATGTTTTAGCATCGAGTTCTTGTTGGTATTTCTTGACCTCATCTGCCATGGCAAGTAAAGACTTCGAATTAAGACTAGCTATTATCCGTTTCATTCGAGTCTCCTCTTAGAATAGTCAGATAGTAACTATCCTCATTCAATTCCTCTGTAAGCTCGCCATTAACAAGGTACTCTGCATTATCCACATTGACAGAACCATCAGTATTTGTGATTGGAGTATTTCTTCTCCATATCCTAGTGCCATTGACAAGGTTTGGAATTTGACCTTTTCTCAACACAAGAACTGCATAATTGTTCGTGTTGTCACTTCCCCAAGCCCTCATAATAGCATTTTCAAGTTGTGAAAAAATCGCCCCATAAAAAAGGACTGGCTCTCCATATGAATACTCATACTCGCCAGTCTCTCTTGGATAAGATATTCCATCAATCGCATCATAGATAATATTTCCATTATCATCCTTCACATACTTTGGAGATCTGCCTAACGGAATGGAATAATATAGTTTCTGCCTATTCCTTCTTTGCGTCCTCACAAGCATCACCGCCTTGATAATTTACCTCGGCAATTTTCAAAATCGCTCCAAGGAAGGTATCAACCGCAGTGATTGTACCAACAATTTGTTCACCATACGGCAATCCCCAAATTCCAGCTAAAGCAAAGTATAGAGTTCCAAGTGCCGGAAGAATGTAAAGAGCAATATCCCTAAGAATGCCGTGCATCCTATCACTCATGGCTTGCACCTTCTTTCTTTGCCAAGTCGAGAATATCACACAGGTAATCAATTCTCTGATGTGCCTTGTCCGTTGACTTCTCAACCAAAATAATTCGTTCACTGTGCTTTTGTAGATCTTTCTTTACGGTGCTAACATCATACTTAATGTCATTTACACCTCTTGATATTTCGTCAAGCTTTGTATCAACCTTTGTATCATGACGCACCTTTTCTTCTATGTCTTTTGTATCAGACCTTTTGTTAGTCTTTAAGAAAGAAAGAATCGCAATCGCCACAGAAATAATGCTGATTATGATTGTCAATTCAATCGTCATATTTATTCTCCTGTTGTTTGGTCAGCCCCACCACCGTCTTGACCATTATCCTCTGCGACATCTTCTATCGGAACATTGATATCTGGTATGTCACGCACAATCTTCTTAGAGGGCAGATTCGCAATCGGAGTAATACCATAAAATAATCGCTCCCTATCTCGATATGTTCTACTGATATTCTTCTCTGAATGACTCGACTCGCCCTCTGAACCGATTTGATTGTAGTCATAGACCACAATTTGACGAATAAGTGAATAAAAGTCACTTAAATCTTCGAAAATCATTTCATCGGAATAAAACTTGGGATATCTTCTATGGAGTTTTACCTCACGAATTGCATTTTTGACTTTGGGTAATAAGAGTGCTTCTGTCGGTGGTTCACTCTCAATATCGGCAGATAATTCACCAAAAACATCATCGTACATTTCGGAAACCAGTTCATCTAGCACTCTAATCACCTCATTTCTTTACGGTTCTGCGCTTTACTACTGGTTTTTCGTCGGCCACATTTTCTTCCGCTTTTAATTTGTCCTCGGAAATAGGGGCAGTTTTTCTGACCGCCCCCATATCATGATATCTTCTTAATAACATGGACATATAATCACCGCTTAGGCCTTGAAATTAGCCAGAACAACCTTAGACTCGTTGGAGAGCGCAGCTACATAATGTTCGTCACCAGCCACTACCGTAGTCTTTTTTAAGATATCTCTGTCTGTCTCAATCATAACATCTCTCTTCATGTAGATTGTGATAGCTTTAGATGTTGTAGCATTTGCATCTGCATCTGGGTCCTCGTTAGGGTCTTCAATATCAACGACAACAATAGGGCAAGCATAGTATGGTGTTGAAACCGCATTAACTTTGTCACCAACTTTAAGTTTCACCGTATTTCCATCTGCATCCACATAAGAAGCAAGGCAGTTAGCTAAGATAGTGTCAAGGTGCTTGCTTGTGGATGTTTCCTCTACGGAATCAGCTACAATTGTGATTGTTCCAGCAGAAGCCTGAACATACATAATCTTCTTAACTTTTTTGGATTTTTTAACTTGTGCACCAGCGACCATTCCGATGAC